AAGCGGTTGGTGTAGGGGTCGAACCTACAAGGCTTTTTACACTCGCCTGATTTCAAATCAAGTCCCGTCGCCAGCTTTCGGGTTGACCAACCAATATTTTAAGCGGATAGTGTAGGGGTCGAACCTACAAGGGTGTTTAGCCTCAACTGATTAGCGGTCAGTCTCCGTCGCCAACTATCGGATTGACTATCCATATTTCAAATAGCGGCGGTTGGAGTCGAACCAACGAAAGCAAGGTTATGAGCCTCGGTGGAATCCCATTCTCACCGCTAGTATGGTTATTTAGTTATTCTCTACCAAGTACTTGAAATCCAGATACTTGATTTTCGTGATGATACGATTTCCACGACGGTCTAGCATCCCGGTCTTCGGCGTTCCAACCAGACCTTCCATTGTCTTGACCTTGCCGACGCTTGATGCCAACCAAGACACAGGACCGTACTTCACAAAATCAATCGCTTCGGAAACGGTTGCGGTCGCACCGAGTCGGCATCCACCCCAAAGCGGAACCCAAAACAATTCAAGTTTCGCACCAAGATCTTTTACGTTGCTTCGTTCCAACCAGATTCCGTTGATGTTCACATCGAAAAGAATGAAATCCTTGATGTTACTATTTTCAACGTAGTCGCCACCCTTCTGAATCCCGGCTCCGTATCCTTCACCGAAAACCATTGTTTCCTGTGTATCGGTCCCGAAAACTTCTGTCATCTTTTCGACCGTGAACAATTCGTACAATCGCTTCAACAGGTCGGCATGAAGTTGTGCGTTGTCAGTACGCCCACCAATCTTTACGTCTGTCCCGTCCCAACCGACACGGATGTTTGTCCCGTCGATCTTTTCAGTCCAGACCCATTCAGAAAGAAACAATGCTTCAAACTCAGGGGTCGAAAACACACCGGGAATAAAATTTCCGTGTAGGGATTTATCGTCGGTGTTGTCGGGAGTGTACCGCTTGTACAGCCCGTTAATCTTGTGGTATTTATCAAATTTCATAATCTATTCCTTTACTTTCATTGTACCATCGTAACATGCACACTCAATAGAGCAATACATAGGACCATCATAGTCATCGGGCACTTCGATTGTCTGATGTGGTCTTTTCACATCAGGCGAACCGAAATGTATCCTACGATCAGAACACTTTTCATAACTACATTTTACAAGTTTCATAATCTATTGCCAATCCACTGAAGGGAATTGCCAATTTTTTCCATCGTCCAGAACAGAGGACTCAACACTACCATGTAAATCAGGTAGGCGATAAATGTAAATGGACCGTCTTCATTTCCCGACAGAGCAACGCCGAACGCCCAAAAGGCGAGAAACAAAAATAAGACTAAGGCAATCAGCCCGGTCCCAAGACCATATAAAAACATTTCCATATCAAAGTCTCCATTTTAAAGTAAGCTCCATAGGTAGGATTCGAACCCACATAGGCTTTCGCCGCCGATTAACAGTCGGCTGTATTACCAGTCTACCACTATGGAATCAAAACAGATGACAGGATTCGAACCTATCTACGGGAGCAACCCCGTTGTTGGGTAGCTAATCCAACCATACCGACTAATCTGTTCGCAAAAGTGAATGATGGGATTCGAACCCATGTCATCAGGTGTGATCTGTGCGATCAACACAACACCCGATATTCTCGACCACTAAAATACATTCACATGAATCAGAGCAACTGGATTCGAACCAATTTTCTCAGGGTCACAACCCGAAGTTTTAACCACATAAACTATGCTCTAAGTATCCTGTACGAGATTTGAACTCGTAATTTCCACATTGAAAGTGTGGCGGCTTGACCGTTCGCCTAACAGGACATAAGTGCAGGTGTTTTATATGGTTCGCCTGCTACCATTAAGTCCAGTATCTAGGAATCGAACCTAGTCAGCCTTTCGACATCGCATTTACAGTGCGATCCGGCTCTCCAACTCCGGCGATACTGGAAAATATTTACTTTTATACAAACTTTCCATAATATGAGTCACCATCAATTTCGGTTAGATACCAACCCAAAATTACTAATTCTTCATGGTCTTTCTCATCAAATTTGATGTCGTAATTGAACACCATAATTTCATCATGATCATCCCGAACATTATCAGTCTTTTCTGCCAGATACTTTTCGAATATCTGAAAAGACCGCCGCCAGTTTGTAATCGACATCATTATATAGTCTCCATAATTTAGAAAGCACAAAGGGTGGGAGTCGAACCCACAAGCCCCCTATCAGGGCGACGGATTTGGAATCCGTTCATCTCGCCAGTGAATGCCGATGTATAAATGGCGTGTCTTGTTTTTCTCGCACAATCGCCAAACGAGCCTATAGGACATTCTATAGGGAAAGTACATCGGGAAAGATTCGAACTTTCATCAGCCAGATTCGAAGTCTGGAGCCTTATCCGTTAGACCACCGATGCAATGTAAAGTATCCTGCGGGATTTGAACCCGCACCCTGAGATTGGAAATCTCACATGCTGCCGTTGAACACTAAGGATACAGCTTACTACAATAGCGAAAATGGGATTCGAACCCATGATAAACACCTTATGAGGATGCCGCCTTAGACCGCTTGGCTATTTCGCAATCAAGAAAAATGTAGTCAGGTTCGATACTGACATTATCAACATCTGCATGGTGACAGCGTGCCAATTCTTAACTTAAATGATACATTTTCCAACACCGACGACGAGATTTGAACTCGCAATCTTCGGCTTGACAAGCCGCTGCATTGACCGTTATGCTACGTCAGTATATAGGACATTCGATTGTTGTCAAAAATGGGTATCCAATGTCCAAGACAACCCATATAAATCTTGCAGGACGATTCGAACACCCGTTTCCGCATTATTTCGTGCGGCGTCCTATCCACTAGACGATACAAGATTGTGATTCATCCTTTTTACCAGACGAACCCCACGAATCCTTGCCATGCACAGCCGGTCGTTCGTGTCTTCGAAGAATTCCAGTGGTAGGATTCGAACCTACCTCAATTCCGGTTAACAGCCGGACGCATTCACCTAGAATGCTACACTGGATTATAACAGCAGTTTTTGTCTGTGGTGTCTGCCAAACCATAATATCGTTGTGCGGGTCCGAGCCGCACCCGTCCGGTAGTCAAGCCATGTCATGCCATGCGAAGGCTGAAACCATCCACGCTTTTAGACGCTTCGTATGATCGGGGATTGTCCGCGTGTTGCCAACGATCCCCCAACTTGTCTATCGCATCCGAACAGTCTTCCAACTAGAAACGATGACCAGATTTTTGGTAATCCCCGATAGTGGGGAAGACCTGTCGAACCGAAGATTGCAATCCTCAGTCCGAACACCCGCCGCACTGGCGGGCATGCCCGTTAGGTTGGTTCCCCCCGAGCAACACATATAGTATCCCATATATAGGCGTGAATGTCAAGCCTTTTGGACTAAATTTGAGAAAAAAGTGAATATTTCTTAAATGCCTGTATTATATAGGCTTATGGAGAAGTATCATTAAGTGCTGCTTTGCCAACGATTTATGAATCGTGGAGAGTGATCGGACGGATGTTAGGGATTTGTTCAAGATCGTGGATCAATTCATATGTCCCGATCACATTGAAGACGATTTCCGGATTGTTCGAAACTATACTTTTCATTTCCTGAGAAAACGAATTTATAAGATACGGATTCTCACACATCCAGCCATAGTAATATCCGTCTGTGTTTTTGTATACATTGTTTACTTTTCCGAAAGTCTTCATTGCAAGTCTCAGTTTGTCCTGTTCGTCAGAGATAAACTTAGAATCCAGAGTCGCATGTTTTGACTGACCGGCATGAACCAATTTCTGTTCCAGATGTGCCATGTCTGCCATCGTTGCTTCCAGCTTCCAGTCATCAAACAAGGAATCAAATCCTACCATGAAAATCTTCAGGTCATCGACGCCCTTGTTCAACTGGATCGCCGCATCGATGGCTGCTGTCCCGGCAAACTGAAGCCGACCTTCTACCGTTCGTGCTTCGGACGGGAACATCTCTCCGAAGTCTTTTCCTTTGTCGTGCTTATCGTCGGGGCATCCGATGATGTAGTATACACTTTCCGGAGCAATAGGATTCAGAAGGAACGAAGTCTTGCCACACGCAATGAAGTGTGTATCTTCTTTTTCGATATGCTCGATGATGTGTGGATCGTCCGGACCAGCCATGATCGCCATTTGGAGCATCCCCCTATCTTCAAGGGGAATCTTTTTGTAGTCACGGAAGTAGCATATGTTTTTCATGTTGTACTTGGACCGGATAATCTCGTTCACCATTTCGATGTCGAGAGCAACAAGGATGTCCGGTGCGAAGTCCCGGTACAGGGCGTTGCAGCCGATGACTAGATCGTAGTCATCCGACATCTTTTCCAAGTCGTATCCCCGTCGCGACGTTCCGTTTCCGGTAATCAATACTTTCTTAGACATTTTGCTTCTCTCTTTTTATTATAATCTGCACAAGCCCATCTCTCATCCCGACATTTTCCGCAATGTATTCTTTCATAAACGGAGTAAACTTGATGGTCTTGTAGTTGCCATCTTTCCATATCAAATCGTTCACCACCAGAAGTGACCCCAAGAAATTAGTCAACACATTCAGCACGACATAGGTTTCAAAGCTGATATATTCAGATCGGAAGTACTTGAATATAGGTTCCCATCCGTTTGGTGGTTGCCGTTCAAACAGATCGTTGAACCGATCCACCTTCTCATATAGATTCGTGATCCCTGCCGCGAACGTATAGGTCAGGGATTCATATTCTGCCATCTTCTTTTTTGTCAGATTCAATGCTACCCGGCTCGCCAAGGATCGGACGGTCTGTGTACTATTATCATACGCAAGGTTGATCGCAAAGTGCATCTCTACTTCAGCCGGTGTATTGTACTTCGAACCGATCAACTCAAAGAAAAACCGGTCGGTTCTTTTCTCATACGTCTGTTTGTCCAGACCGCGACACTTCTTTCGGTACTTGAACATGTCATAGCTGTCCGACATAAAGTGTAGCTGTACAGGACGGTAGATTTTGTATGTTTCGAAACCGTTCATAACGTCTTGACCTTTGGGAAAAACTTCTTGTCGATTGCTTCGGCTTTGACCTTTTCCTTGATGGGTTGGGTCAGCATGCCACCACAGGCATCGGGCTCTATGTCCCACAACTCACAAACTTCTAGGATGGCTTCCATATAACTTCCGTCATCAGAGGCTTCCACCCGTTCCATTACGAGATTACAAAATTCTTCTTTCTTCGTGAACACTAAACTCATTGTGAATTGACTTTCTTTATTGCCGAGATTTTGTGTATAATTGTAGCACTGGTCAGAGCGTCTGCCCAATAGAAGGGAGCGTACTTACTTTTCTTTGTCCAACATATACAAGTAACTATGTATAATATACCCACACATTCATACTTGAATCGCAACATGTGTTGGTATATCTCTACTCGCGTCCATTTGAATCCCAAGAAACTTTTCTTTATGGGCTTGAATATATTTTCATAGCTAATATATTCAATGTCTTCTTTGTACACTTGTTTTGTAAGTGTGACGATCCAGTTGCCAATGCGGTCGGGGTATGCGGGTTTCTTAGTCATTATAGTTACTCTGTGAGATGTTTTTCTGTGCCTTCTCTGCTACGTCGTAGAGCCGCATCTTTGTCTTGTCGATCCCCATGATAAATCGTAGGGGCATGTTTAGGTCGTTGTATCTATTCTTCAGTTGCTTGCCCATGATCTGATTTGACTTGTCCAAATCTTCATTGGTTATTAGGGCAAACATCAGGTCCATCGTAAACGGAAGACCCATCGAGTCGGACGTATTGGTAAGATCGACATCGGACGATCCGTACCCGCCCCTGTTCTGTTGTGTCGCCGTGACGATAGGCACATCCCAAATCACCGCAAGCCCCCGCAATTCTTCGGAGATGGCTTTGATGATTGAGTAGCTATCCATCCCCGATTGTTCCTTGAACCGGGACGATGTACAGAGATTGATATAATCAATGTATATAATCTGTGGGACAAACTTCTTTTTTATCCGCAGGTCTTCGATCAATCGGGAGAAGTGGTTCGCCCCGGCTGACGCTGTTGGGTACTGTTTGACAATCAGCTTGCCAAGGCTCTTTGTCTTCATCTTGTCGATCTTTTTCTTGAACACATCAAACGGGATGTCTTGGATGGTATTCATAGGAATGTCCATCAGGTTCGCATCGATACGTTCGGCAATCTTTTCTTCTGCCATTTCCAGTGTGATGTACAGGACGTTGTATCCTGCCTGAATGTTCGCCGCAGCAAAATGACACATAGCGAGAGACTTGCCCGCACCTGTTCCAGCCAGAATACAAGATATACTTTTCCGTGGAAGCCCGCCGCCTGTGATCTTGTTCAGGTACTTCAGGTCAAACGGGATTCGGTTTTCCTTTTCATGGTAAAACTTGAATCGCATATCCGCGTTATCAAGATAGTCGTGCCCGATGTCTTGATTGAACGAAACACCGATTGCGTCTGACAGGATAGAAGGTAGTGCCTCTTTGCCTAACTTCTTTTCCCGCCCGTCGATGATTTCAATACTCTTTGTGATGCCGAGATAGATGGCTCGCTCTTGACACCATTCTTCGCACTGGTCCGTCAGGAAATCTACATCTTCATGAACCGGATCGGATTCCGCGATGTCTTCCAACGTTGCAACGATGTTCTTGAATGTATTGTCTTTCAGATTGTTCAGGTCCGACACGATCAACGAAAGAGCATCCACGTTCGGGAGCTTGTTGTACTTGTCAAGGAAACCATCGAACAGCTTGAAGATGATACGCGAAAATTCCTCTGTGAAGTATTTCGACTTCAAGAAGGGAGTGACCTTGCGGGCATACTGCTCATTGTGAAACAATGAATAGAGTACGGTCTGTTCTTTAGGTGGAATATATGGAGTTGTGTTTTCTGTCATAGTATCTGTATAGCCCGTTGGGATTTCTGTGTTCTGTTCTGTTCCGTTGATTCCGGTCTTGGTATTTGGGCTTGACATCATCAAGACCCTGTTCTAAAATCTCAAGGCATCGTTCAGCCCGGCTCCCCCAATCATACCAGTGGTTCCCGGCATACTCCATCGAATCTTCGATGGCTTTCTTCAGGGTTTCATATTTTTGTGTATCATTCATCGTTTACACCATGTCCCCCAAACATATTCCCCGCCGATGATTCCAACAGTCAATTCCTCATCGTGTACGGCTTTATGTAGTTGGACCCTTGCAAGATTTGGGTTTCCCTTCTCTAAAAACTTCAATGCCATTTCACACGTTTCTTTATATTTCTTTTTTTCTTCATTCATCGTTTACACACTGTCTCCACTGTAATTTTGATGGTTGTGATGATACGCTCAAGCTCTTGCTTCTCACGCTTTAGTTGTTCGTTCTCAAATTGTAACTTTTCAATCATTTCTTTGTCGGTCATTTTTGTTTCCCTAGTTTGATTGCCACATAAGCGGTGATGAGTGTACCGACAAGCCCGATGCATCCTACGATGATCGGGGTCCAGTTGAATATTTCTTCTGGCTCGGTCGCCTGTATCATCTGTTCCTGCATGGCGAGTATGTACATCATTCCACTTCTCCAATCTCTATAATGTCTGTGCTGTCATCTTCCAACTCAGCGAACGGATTGCCGATTGGAATCTTATCAAAGTGGTGTTTGATAAAGTCATCAAGGATAATACCGAGCCGTTTTTCGAGTCTCGGAAACTTGATCTTCTCCCACGCATCGTCGTTGGGTACACTCATTATATCATAGTTATAGCGAATGTCAAGTTTTTCATCATCATCTTTAGTTTCTTCCAGCATGTTCCCAAGCTGAATCTTACCAAAAGCAACGACAAATCCCTTGAAAGGTGAGCGTTTCATACGGACAACAAGCCGACCATATTCGTCATCTACGACTTCGTATTCTTTATGTTCTTCAGTCATCTTCGTGTTTTCCTGTTCCCTTACATGCATAACATACGTCTTTGCCGCTGTGTGTCTTGCCTGTGCCACCACATGTAATACACATCCCCTGAATCTTGCTCTTGAATTGTTTCTGTTCGGCTACCAACTCATCACGCAACTTGCGTATCTTAGGCAACACTTCATTCTGAAACTCATCAAGGTCTTCGGGCAGAAATGAATACACACCCTGTTCGATATTCTCGGTATTGAAACATTTGCTTGTTCCTATAATCATCCGGATAGCACCGCCGGCTGAAATGAGAAACGTCATTTGATTCCATCTTACTTCGGCTTGTCGTACATAATTATATTCATACATTCTGTTTTTCCTTGTGTGCTTTCATTGCTGCTAGTGTCCATTCTTGAACCATATCATTCTGCACAATAGATAATTCATCCAGATTCACAATAGAATCTACAATCACATGACCACACCCGATACTATCAGAGATATATTCGTATCCCCCTGTCATCGGATTGAGTCGTTTGTAGATAGTATATCCTAGTGCTGTCTTGCCGACTTCTATCAGGTCTTCTGGATATTGCTGTGTCGCCGCACGTTGTACCGCGATATCATCAATAGTTTCATTCTGTGTGTTTTCATCGGGCATCTTTTTCTGGCTCCAAATCTAAAATCTCTCCGTCGTTGTCGCTGCCGTAACAATACACATCACTTGCCTTGGCTTCGATTTGATTTAGCACATCTTCTGTGAACCACGCTTCGGGGTCTTCGTAAATATTCGTTTCGGTTTCTGATTCTCCGTTGGGAAACTCGTACTTGGTAGAAATCTTACTGACCACATCCGCAGCCACAGCAATATCCAGAAGACCGCGATGGGTCTGAAGACCATCGATAAAGTCAACGCCGATACGGCATGTAGAGTTTTCCTTGGTGAACCGGGATTTGTACATACGACATAGGATAGAGATGCCTACCTGTTTCTTCGCCTGTTTTGCTCCCTTTGTTTCTTTGCTCTTGGACAGCATGACGATAGATGATCCGAGATATTGAAGACCGGACCCGCCCGATGGCATTTTCTTTCCGAATGGTTTCATCTCTGTATATGTATGGTTTGTGATGATGAACGGAACATTCGCCCGAGCCACACGCAGAGCAATAACACGGCAGAACCCTTTTACCAGTTGTGCCCTTGTCATATCCTTTGTCTCTGCACCTTTTTCGGTGTCTTCGATTTCCTTGCTGGTGGACAGATTGCCGAGCGAGTCAAGCACCATCATAATAGGCACGGGGCATCCAGCCTCAATGTGACCGTCGAGAATCTTGATCGCCTGATACCGTACTTCTTCTACAGTAACCACAGGGAAAACAGCAACCCGTTTCGGATCAATACCACGTTCCTTGAACATGGCTGATGTAACCGCCGATTCAGAATCGTAATAACAAACAAGACCATCGGGGTTAGCATCCAAGAATTCCTTTACGGCAGAAAGAGCTAGATAGGTTTTACCTGTCGCAAACTCTCCCGCGAAACATGTGATTTTATTTGATGGGATTCCACCATAGATAGAACCGGACAGCAACGCATTCAACGCATACGATCCAGTGTCGCACCAATCCGCTACGTCTGCCCCTTCCAATCCGTCTTCTACAATAGAGGCATATTCGTTTCCGGTCGCCGCAATCATGTCTTCTAATAGGTTTGTCTTTTTCTTTTGTCTTTTAGCCATCTATATTGTTTTCCTTGTATAGTTTGTCAATTTTATCTTTCTGTATCTTCTCCGCGAACGCCACAGCGACAGCAGCCGTTTGGATTACTTCCGTGTAGATTTCTTCGGTGCGGTCATCGATCTTCAGCACTTCACCGTCACAAACATCTTTGGCAATCTCTCCGACTTCTTCTGCTAGAATGACAAACCATTCCATGATGGATCGCTCTGTCTGGTCGCCATGCTTTTCAACCTGCCGACGCCTCTCATTGCGGATTGCCTGAAGCACGTTCTCCATCACGGTTTCGTTGAAGGATTCTCTTTGGTTATCGTTCTTCATTTCGGTGGTTCCTCTCTTTCAGGGATGTTGCTGCCCATCCCATACTTCGTAATCATTTCTTTGTGTAGTCTGAAGTATTCACTTTCCCAATACTTCGCTTGGGCTTCCCACCAAACTCTGTATAGTTTATATTGACAACAAGCGGATGATGTATTCTCCCACTTCTTGTACCAATAGTTTCTGAGGTTGCTCACAAATATAATAGCGAGCAACAATATCAAGATCGCAACACCACACCCCACGATTGCCATTGTAGGTACTTCTATCATCATGCGAAAAATCCTTCTATTGTGTTTACCTTTTTGTGTGTCCATCCAATATGGTCCGTGATGTTCTTCAACGGTTGGAGGAACGCCTTGTCAAACATAAGATCGTAGTTGACCGCCGGGTGGAGCCCAAATTCCTTGGGGAGCCGGTTCGGGAACGCGATTACCTTATCTTTTAGTACATTTGGTTCCTTCAAGTATACATACTTCAGTTTTTCACCTGAAGCGATAGGCTGTACGGTTCCGTGTAGCTCGGGATGCTGGTCTAGCATATGGTTCCAGAGCAACGCACCCTTGACCTGAATCGGTGTACCCTTTGTATAGATACTATTCGGGTCTGCCCACTTCTCAAGGTTGTTACACCCTCTAGGAAACGCGATGTCTTCAACATCTTTCTTTCTAAACTTGTTTTCTATCTTCCCGACAAAGGTAATCATCTTCTCATTGTCTTTGTTTAGGATGATCCTGATACATCGTTCCAGTGCCTTACGGAAAAACTCCGGTGTAGAGGATCGTGTAGTTTCGATGCCCATGATTTTCACCTTGGGATTCTTGTACCGGACCCCCTCAGAATCCCATACGTTCATGGCGTATCGTTTTTTCGCTGTCCAGAAAGCCCGGTCGGCAATACATTCACGCGACATCTTCAGGGCATCGGGCTCGGTCGCATTGAGATAATACGCTACATCCCTGAATGACTTGTCGATGATCGGCTGAATCTTTTCGTCACACGCCTTGTCGAGAATGTCAACGATTTCGGCTTTGCTCTTGTGTGCCCAAAACTTCTGCACCAACGGATCGAGTTTCAGATAGTTAGAGTCCGTATCGATTGCGATTACAAAATCTTCATCCTTTGTTTCAAGCACCCGGTTCAGATACGCATACAGGTCATTCGCTACCCAACGGATAGCAAGCTGACCGGTGAGCGTGATCGCTTCGGCTAATCGGATGTCGTAGTACCGCCCGTACTGGTTCCCTAGAGAACCGTAGCATGAGTTTAGGGCAATCTTCTTTGCCTTTTGTATAGAATCGTATTGTTTCTTTTTTGTAGAAAGTGCTTCGATGGCTTTCTTGTTTTTCCTTGGTTGTTTCTTTAGCCGTTCAAGCTCAATCGATGCATCGATCATCAACTTCTTGTACTTCTTACGCTCGGCGTACATCTTCAGAATGATCTTGGGAAGGAATCCCATCCCGTCGCGCTTGAATACAACACCGTTCGCACCCAACGAATAGTCATCATCGACCAATGTATCTATCCTGTTGCTGGACGGGTCCAACATAGATTCGATATCACTGCCATAGTGTTCACCATTCACGATCTTTTCCGGAGAGATGTTCAGGAAAATCATCAGGTTCGGATACAGAGAGTTTACGTCGTAGGAAACAACCCAATCGTGTAGACCGGTGATCGGTTCCTTGACATACGCGCCCTCATACTTGCCCGACTTGTCAGACCGAGACAGGATCGGGATGACCGTATCTGTCTTCTTGAGATGGTTGTAAATGATAGCGTCCAACACCGCAGTTGAGAAAATACATCTTCGAAGTTTATCAGTGCATCATACGCTACCGTGTAACACAGAGACAGGAACGCGAGTTTTTCATCCAGAGCTACAATAAGCTCTACGTCGCCCATGTTGTATCCGACAAACTTGTTCCAGTCGTTTTTGTAGAACGTGTGGATGTTGTCGAATTCTTCGTAGCCCAACTTCTTCCGACCCAATTCGATGTACGCGATATAGTCAAGACGATACGATTCACGCTTGTTGTATGTAAACTTCTGGTACAACTCCATGTAATCCAGAGTCGAGATGCCAGCGATTGTATAGCTGGATCGGTCCTGACCCATATAGTTGTTAGACTTCTTCTGTAGATACTTGTACGGGGAAAGACCCTTTGCGGCTTTCTCGCCTAACACCTTACACATACGGTTGTACAGATAAGGGATGTCGAAAAACTTGATGTTCCATCCAGACACAACATCCATGTCACAGGAAACCCAAAACTTCAGGATTCCCCACAACAGGGCTGTTTCATCTTCGCAGTGTACATACTTCGCATTCAGGTTCCGCAGCAACTCATTTTCAAGCAACGCCTGATCAAACGGCTTTGTCCCGAAGACATAATAGACGCCGTTGATATAGAACGTCCCGCACAGGATAGCTTCCGCAGCTTCGTCCGGTTCGGGGAATCCGTTTTCACATTCTGTTTCAAGGTCGAAGATCATCGATGTGATATGATCGTGGTTCCAATCAAAGTCTACACCTTCATAGTAGTCTGAAAGATATGCGTATTCATACCGTTCCATCCCGTAGATTGCCAAGTTGTCAAGACCCTTGTACTGGTCAAGAAACTCTTTGGCTTTCTTCATGTTGTCAAACTTCTTTTCCCGCACCGGTTCGCCATGCATGTTCTTGTATGGCGTATCTTCTCCGTCCCTTGCAGACAGATACAAGGATGGGGAATACGTTTCCTTGAGTTTGACAGGTTGACCATGCAAATCCTTTGCTCGGACCCGTATGGTATTGCCGTATCTTGAGATGTTTGTGTATTGGTGTAGGCTGTTCATGCTCTATTCATCGTTTAGTTTTGGACTTGTCTTCTGGAAGTTTGCTCAACTCCACCTTTATTGTCTTACCGAAAATAGCGTCCCAATTCTTTTCGTATGTTTCCCTGTCCGTCAGTGGGCGGGGAGAGTCACCCTTCCCCGACCCACTACGATTTCGCGACTTCGAATCTTTACTCATTGTCGCCAGCACCGCTTCCGTCTTCAGCACCTTCGTCTTCCGCATTCTCAAACTCATCATAGATGGTTTGTTCTTCGGTCACGGCTGCGGGGGCTTCGCCCGGTTTGCCGCCATGATGTTTCTCAAGATCGGCAAGTGCCTGTGTCTGCCCGGTCGCCCGCAGATATTCACGGACAAGCTCTATGGATGGATCGACAACAAAGCCGATGATGCCATAATGCAGCTTGACCTGTCGTGCGGCAGAAGTAAACGGCATGTACGGATCGATCCGCAGTTGCGTCTGTCCCTGCCCACCTTCTTCTGTCGGCGGGGCAAAGTTTGTATGAAGCTCTACCGGACGTTCCATGATAAACCAGATGCGGTATTCCCACACATGACCAATAAGGATTTCGCCGGTTGTCAACTTGATGACTTTGATTTCAGTCTTCGGGTTCTTTGGTGGAGCCTGAACCTGTGCCGCAAGGTCTACCTGTGTATGACCCGATTGTTCCTGAATGTTGGTAGGAATCTGCGGGGTCTGTGGTTGTATGTTTTTCTTCATTGTTTATCCTTACGGGGTTATGATTGTTTGGTCCGGTGCGACGATAGGTGACGCACTCTTGTTGTATTCTGCTACGACTTCGGGGACAGGAATAAGTACGGTCTGAATCGCATTGGTATACAACAAGATTTCCGTTCCCGGTTCCAGTGTATTACAGAATGGCATGTACGGCATGATCATAAGAGAACCAGCCTGTTGATGCCCGTCCGGGATGATGCCGATCATACGGACATTCTTCAGTGTGTATCCTGTGTCCATTACAGACACGCATTCTCCGATGATGTCTTCGCCGCGAGATGTGCATACGACTACGATTTTACCTTTGTGTTCTTTCATTCCGAATCATTCCTTTCACAGATGATGTTTTGTATATATGTACACGAAAAGGCATACATAAGATTCCTCTTATATATGCCGTGTCTAATCTCCCCGTCTTTAGTTGGGAAGTGGATAGAAGAATGAATCTTCTTCCAACTGTTTCACTTCAGACGCCGGGACGGACGGAGCCAGCAGAGCAATCCGCTTGATGCTGTACACGGTGTCGCCGTTCCGGTTTTCCTTTTCCACAAGCCGCCAGTTACCATACTTCTCAACCGTTGTCCGGACAGAGTTGATAATGGAAGTTGTGTTCTTGACCTTGTATCGTTGCGTGATTTGCTTCGATGTGATTCCCCGTTCGATTCCTTCGACAAGATACTTGATAATCTTTCTGGCAATCGTTGGGTTCTTCTTGGTCAACTTAGTTGCTACAAGCATAATATTCCTTTCACGTTCAATCATTCTTCATGGTTTCATTTACGTCGCATTATATACTGAAGTGGGTTTATTGATGGATCATGGGCGTTCTCCGTAGCAATGGGGTGTGAGTATCATACATTATACCATATTATGCGGTGATTGTCAAGAGTGGGATTATATGATTGTTTAGCGGGAACATCCCGGCGGTATACTTGATTAGCATCGCCTGTTTCCATCCGTCCCCATCGGCGGGTCCGTGACCCCGTTACGCACATATTGTTTCCATCCACCGGTTCCATCCTTCATCGGTTTTTCATATTCTTCAAATAACTTTTCATCTATTTTCTTTCCTACCAACTCTCCAAACGATTTCTTTATATCTTTCTGAAGTTGCTTTGTTCGTTCGGATGCGGTTTTCTTTGCTGGTGTTGTCGCTGGCATCGGATATCCCTGATCCTGTGCGACCTGAGCAAGCACATCATACAGACCGCCAGCGAGCGTCATAAGCGCCCCGCGTTTGAACATATACCGGATGTTTTGAAGACAGATTTCCGCAGACTGATCGTTTGTCATGTTTAGAAGAAAAGCGACACCGGATCGAAGCCCCTCTGCCTTCTCTTTCGTATACCCATGATCAACCCCTTGATTTATAACAATACGGACCAGATGATTTCCCGATCCGACTGATACCCATACGTCGCGGGCTCGAATTATTTCTGCGTTCAGGCTCATTAGAATGAAATACTTTCTTCGATTGTTGCGACCACTACTTTCAGCATCATATCAAGCTGATAGATATTCAAAACGTAATCGGTCCTGTCAAGCGTGATCGGGACTACATAAAATTGCGGGGTCATTATGGTATATTTTTTATCAACAACACCGGGAGTCTTCAGTGCCTTGATGGTTTCTACAAGAGCGTCACGCATCGGAGCGAGCCTTGATGTCTGGATCGGAACCCCCGATGTCTTGGAGATGTACTTGCTGCCCGATGTGTATGCGTCATAGTCGATGTACAGATAGTACTTATCGTCATTCACTTTCGGGTTGGTCAGTTTTACCTTCCGAATCAAATTGTAGGTTTTGAGTAGTATCATACTTCCAACTTAGAAATATCGTAATATAACAGCGAACCGGCGCATGATCCCGACCCATCAAACAGGTTTTTGAATCGCTCGATCATCGATGCTTTCACAAAAGAAAACGCAATTTCATATTCCGTCCCGTCAAGGCAAAGAATAAGAGCCGGGGCATGTTCCATGTCGCATACGCTTCTATACCATTCGGCAATACCACACGCCATTCTCCAATATCGATCCCATTCAATCATGATGTACTCGCCACTGTTGAATTGATAGCTTCCGGACATGTGTTCGCCCGTCCACCCGAACCACAGACTATTTACTACGATGTTTTTTTTAATAGGCATTATTGAACAGTAGCCTGTTTGAAGCCGCCCGCACTGCGATGGTCACTGGCGAATATATTTGTTAGTGGCACAATGACCCGATCCTGAACCATCCTATAGGGAATCTCGTATGTCTTCCCCTGAATGCGTAGCACAAGCGGTGTCTCCATTGGAGTAGTGCGATGCCATTTTGCGATGCCGCGAGCCAGCGCGAGATACCGATCCCACGGTATCTGAATATATTCGTGACTACCATTAACCATGAATGATCCACAGTTTCCAGTAGATGAATATCCCCACCATGTACTACAGACATGAATATTATTTGTATCTGTCATCTTATTCCTCAACCGAATCTTTGCTTTCACCCACAACGAAAGTATGGCGTCTACCGACCTGTACGGTATCGCCATTACACAGATGTTCATTCACATCTTCTATTTTTTCGCCGTTGACGGAAATCCCACCGCCAAAGACAAGTCTCCGACCCTCTGCGAAGGATCGGATTAGACCATGAGAATGCATTTCGGACAGTATTGTTTTATTTTCGCTCATTTTATTTATTATTCTTTATTTTGGCTTAAAGTGTGTGCAAGATTTCATTACAATGTTCGATGAATCGTCTGGACATATGGCGGGTGGGAAACTCAAAGGTCGTGCCGTCATATACGAGTTTCAATGTCGAAGTATCTTCGGAATACAAATACCATTGGGCTAGTCCCTCAATCATCTTTGTAAATCGGGTAACGGCTATATTAGCAGTAATCCATTCAAGTTTTTGAACGCTGCCATTGCCATCCGTCCATTTGTACGGCTCAACATCTAGGTCAAACCGGATAAAATCCCGCGACTGAGGAAAACACGACACCTGAGTAAATCCACTCACGATGAAAGTCATTCCTTTGTTATTCATTGCGACCGGCATTTTATAGTACTTTCATCTCATCACAGAATGGGGGATACTTATTAGGATCGACCATCCCGAAGTCAGACCGCCATTTGCGTTTCATTTCCCACACAAATTCTTCGAACGTGTCTGCCATGAATCGAAATTCTTTTCCGTCAAGGCAAATCTCAACCGCCTTCTTTCCCTTGAATTTCTTCCGACGTTCAAGGTAGGCATGAGCCGCTACGAGAAAACGATACGCCCGGTCAATACTCATGTATTGATATTGCGTACCGATCCATCTACCGGCAGGATACAGACAGAGTTTTAGATTGCCCATTTCGGGTCCGGTACTTACCTTCCACATAGAGAAAGATGATTTCCTCCTGCACTTTCGAATCCGAATCGGTTTTGCTTTTTCTTCAGCCATCATCATTATTTCCATTCGTGGAATCGGTCTTCAGACCCCGACGTATCAGCCGCTTTCCAACCGTTACGCCAGTTTTTCCATGCTTCTTTATTCATCTTTTTGTTGTACGGATTGTCGGTGAATTTTTCGGCATTGAAAAAAGCGTCATACCCATTAGAGTATGCCGCATATGCCAGTTTTATATCAGTCATCGTCTTCATCGCCTTCCAGATCGCGGAAAAAATCGCGGGCAGAAACAGCCTTGTGAACATCTTCTAGATGATCCGCAAGGATTTCGATATCAGGCAGGTTTTCGAACACGGTGGTTCCTTCAAAGGGTGAGAGAGACAACGACTTACCTATGTATTATGACATATTTTCGCGAAAAGTCAAGACCTTTGGGCTCATTTTCCCGAATTTTGTGAAGATTGTTCTAAGCCTTATGTGGCACAGGACTTATGATATACCCATTCTGGAGCCCCTAGATAGCCCTCTCAGAGCCCACAGAATCGGGCATGCTGTACCATTCATATAGATCGCGTATGCGTGTACGCCCGTGTGTGTGCCTCATACGGGACGCTAGGCAAGCGAATATGCTTGCAATTACAGAATGCAAGTGATTTGACTTGCATCATATAAAGCCTTGATTTATCAGTACTTATAGTCGTTCCTATAAGTCCCTGTCTTGACAAGGGTTTATATCAATCGAAAAAAGATTCACAAAATGAGCCTGTATCCCTTGACACAGACCCCGATGTATGGCATAATATACATATGACCCGTTCCCCTTATTCAAGGAAATCTAGTATGCTGATGACTTCTGCCGCGATTGACATTGACTTCGAAATGATTACTCGGATTCATAAGATGTGGGAAAAGAATGTTTCCCGCCTTCCGTTCGGGCAATATGTATGTAAGCTCTTGAAGCTCGATGATCCCACGATTTTCTACGCGACCGACGAAAACGATGTTTGGACCCTTCTGCTTGAGAATGGTCATATCAACGATGAGTGATCGTCGCCGCTTGCGTATGTACACCAAGACGAAGGATCAAATTCGGGAAACCGAATTCCTTCAGATGTCTAAACTACATTCCCGTGGTCTAGGGACCATGTGGAATCATTACAAAAATCTGAATATTTCAGACCCCCACCGGATTGTTCTCGCCAAATACGGAACAAAGATAGCCGGTTGGGGAATCAGGTATTATTTTGATGGTAATGTCAATATTGATGCCCGATATGAGATTCAATTGTTCGTTTCGCATAAATACCGTCGCCGGGGAATCGGGACGCGACTTATCAAGGCTCTGGTGTATAAGACCAGAACCCTAACAGAAGTCTTCCGACACGATGACCGGGCAAAAGGATTTTTTGATGCCGTATCGCATCACTGAGTTATAAAGTTACATTTCTGTTTGGGTCAAGGCTCGGCATTGTATTCTCAATGCCGGGTCTATTTTTTTATGGATACTTTACACAGATGATCCCGCACTGCTTGAGGAACGGGATTCCTGAATTCTCTACCCGATACTCTCCGCGATAATATATCATACTGATCCCGGCTGCGTGAATCAACTTTGCACATTGCTTACACGGATTATGCGTGATGAACATGACCGCATCTTTGCTGGACTCTGTAGATTGAGCCAGTTTTCCAATCGCATTTTCTTCGGCGTGAAGCACTTCATCTTTTGTGACCAGACTTCCATCAGCCATCGTATTTTCACAGCAGTTATCCCATCCGGACGGGGTTCCGTTGTAGCCGATGGAAATAATCTGATCGTTCTTTACAACGATACATCCACACTTCAATCTTTTTGCCCATGACAGATCGGCGTATCTCTTGGCTGTGTCAAGGTGGGCATCGATCCATTTATTTTTCATAGTATACACTTTCCTGTTTGGGCAATCCAATAGGCGTCAACCAGATCGGCTACCGGGGAATCTATCTTTGTCTTTTCGTATTCCATAGTTTTTACAAGGTTGATCTTTGTCTTTTTCTTGAACGCATCATACATCATACCTTTGTCTGCGTTTCCTTTTCCGGTCGCGTATTGTTTTACGGTCGTGGGTGGAATCTCTATCGGGATGATCGCAAAGTGATGTTGTAGGTAATGTTTCAGTACGGCGGTGTTCTCCGCGATGTTGAATACTTTTCCTTTAGACCCCATCGAATATCCTTCAATGAATACAAGTGATCCATGGGATTGTGGATCACCCAAGCCATGAAGCTCAAAGATGCCTGTGACCCATCGTGCTATTGATTGGTATCGGCGTATATCCTTGTACTCATTTATAAGCTGACTTCCGGATATCTTGTAGTTCTTTGTATCAACATGTACGCCCGCGTACTTCAGTGTCTTGGTGGCAAAGTAGTAAAACGATTTTCCACAGGTTTCAATATACACGCCGGGGCAGGACATCGAATAATCGATCCCTACTAGCGGAACATTATTCTTCGCGGTGTTCATCTATGTAGTCTCCAACTTCGTCATATTCTATATCAACTTCATCCATCGATCCCCCACAGAAGGGGCAGAACATGACATCTTCATCTGTTTCATTATCAGCCAACTTGAAATCATTGCCGCAACGAACACATGAAAAATAATCTAAGGTTTCGATTTCATGATTCGGTATTGTACTACTCATGTTACTTTTGTGCTTTCTAAGAATGGCTTATACTCACACGCTGCTCCGTCGCAGGCTCCCCCGTAATCTTGTAGATGATCGTTGTCGGCTACTTCCACAACGGAAGACCAATCAATCTCTTGCCATTCTCGTTTCAGGTCGCACCATGTTTTCCATAGGTGTACTTTCTTGAGAAGGTGGGTGACATGTCGTATCTGCCTGTATTTATCTAATCCGTTTCCGTCTTCTGTTTCGATGGGGCAGTACCGCACACCAAAAACATACAATCTTTCAATCCATTTCTGTTTTGCCTGTCTGCGTTTTTCTTTTATACCATCTTCAACACCGGCACATGTGATCCCGCGTATCTTTACAGCAACAGACAAGTCTTCACCGATCCCGATGGCATCGGCACACGCAGACCACAATCCTTTATTCCAATGCTTTTCGGCATCGGATATCAGACCGGACGCGAACAGGGTTGCTTCACCGTATTCTTTCATTATTTCTGCGGGAGATGCGATGTGTGTGAACGGAGCTTGATCAAAGTCAAGATCACCGGAATGAGGCAGAAGCGAAATACCAGTAAAGTACTTTTGGTTGTCAAAAATATACTTTTCTACTTCGTCCCATTCGTCGGGCATGACTACAACCGTGTTTGATACATTGTGCTGTAGCCATGGCTGAGTACACAGGTCTTTGTTTCTTCCGTAGGCAACCCAATTTATCTGTGTCCCTTTTACATGTTCCAAGAAGTCCAACGCCGGGACCATGTTTTTGATCTTCGATCCATCGGGGACTTCACACATAAACATGATAGACAGGTCTGTGCCTGACGCACTCCACACAGAATTCTCGACCGCCATAGGATTGACCTTGCGGAAGTATTGTGCAGGAAACTCGTTTACGTTTGCTTGGACACGACGGATGTATCGTTTAGAATGGTGGGGGTGGATGCCTGATGACGATCCAAGAAGACAGGACGCGGAGCCCGATGGCTTCACACAGGTTGTTCGTGCGGCGGGATTGATCCCAAGGATTTCCGCAATCTCTTTGTTTGTGTCTTTGATGAGCTTTGCGGCTTTGCGTTGATGCTCTGGATTGAATGCGATGTCGGGGCAATCCATCATGCCGGTCATGCTCACGCCGAGCAATGCCTCACGACGGACGATCTTTTCTGATGTGAGCCCGAGATACGGGAAGTCGGTATAGCCCGCTTGGATCGTTCCAAGCACCGTGGCTGTATACGAACAACGGTAGAAATCTTCTACCGTCTTGACCCGCTTCATATTTTCTTCGGACAGGTTACACATCTGTACGCCGGGGAGAAAATTCTTCCCGTCCATGTTCACGACCTTGTAGGCATTCGCGGCTTCGCTCTGCCATTCATCGGAACCGTCATCTTCCCAATAACCAAAAAACTGGATTTCGCAGCATGGGTTGACAAGTGCTTCGCGGGATTCTGCCCAAACAAAGCCGGGTTCACCAAAGTCTTTTGTTGATTTGATTAGCTTGTGAAACTGTTCGCGGGTGGTTTCACCCTTGATAAGAAGTGCGGAGTTGTTTGATCGACCACGTTGAGGATTCTCTACCGTCCAGTTTCCTATCTTCGCAGAATACATCGCGACAGAATCAGGGGAGAACAGTACGAGCAATGCGGATCGACGGACGCCACCGGACAGGACGGCATCGGAAGCGTGACACACAATATCGTATACATCGACATCGGCTAACTTATCTTTTCCAGAAAGTAATGCTTTTTCGATTACCGATTGTATCTTTTCCAGTGCGAGCTTGAGCCCTTCAGGACCGGGAGCCTTTCCACCAAATGACAGCGGAGCCCCTTCAGGACGAATCAACGAATAGTCAAACTCGACTTCGTATCCACAGAATTCAGGATTGGATGTCCGGAGATGGTTGAAGTATGAAGACATCAGCACACCGAGAGAGTCAGCCCAACCCTCAATTGTGTCTGGAATCACATAGGTCTTTTTGCCTTTGGTCCGTTGCTTGATGTTCGGCAACTGATCGATATGATGCTGTTGAACGGATACGCCTACACCACAGCCACACAACAAAAGCCATAATACCTGTTGAAACGCTTTGGGATATGACATATACAAGCCACAGCAGTTGTATAGTCTCGCATTTTTATTGAGAATCGGATCGCCACCAAACTGTAGGGCACGTTGAGAGCCGAGAATCTTTCGATCCAGAACGTCTTTCTTCGCTTCCATCAGGTGATGAAAAAGACCGGATGGTAATTCTCCGGTCTTCGGGTCTGTGTATTTTATTAGGTGCATGTTGAACATACGTTCAACGGATTCTTCCCATGTTTCTCTGCGGTCTGCTTCTTTGATGTGTTTTGCGTATCTGGCATATCGAGTATATTCTTTTAGGGCTGTAATAGACAAATTTACTTATCTCCGTCCGACTATTGAAATGTTAGGGTTTTGGTCTTCTCATGTATCTTTACCATCGTATTTAGTCATCCCGATGGTTCAACATTCTATCAAAAATGCCTTAGAATATTCTGCCCATGCTTCCGTAGAAACAGGGAACAAATCGGCACAAATCTTGAGGATCGCATCTGCCGCCATGCGGATTTCATGTTGTGCATGGGGATGGCATCGCTGGTCAAGAAACTTGAAAAGGTTGTGCAGAGACACCGTTCCGTAGTACTCTGTATAGAGATTACACGGCATGACGCCGCGAGCGATTTCTCTACCAACGCCTTCACGGAGCAAATCATTATACAGATTTTCACAGGTTTCGTGATGACGCTCTATCGTAAGTTTCAGAATGTTTTCTTCGATGCCACCGATGCCACTATCGTTTGTGCATTGCTTGTTGCCCTTCGCCTGTGTGCGGAGCGTTTGGGGAACAAAGAATTGAAGTTTGTCTGATGTGTATCGACGGGAGATTTCATTGTACGCCCATGTCCGGTGACGATGCCACTGAGAACGGACGAACAACGGGACCACCATCCGGAATGTCATCGAAGTATGCTCAAACGGCGATGTGTGCCCGTTCGCCAGAAGATACTTTATAAGTTTCGGGTCTTTTTCTTCATCCCATACGTCCGTGTTGCCCGCATAGGATACCCTCGCTGCGTTCACAACCGATAGGTCCGTACCCATGTGGTTGATGTATTCGACACAGCCGATCCCGTCGCCATAGATGTCATAGTGTTTCTGCATTATAATAGGTCTGCTTTCTTTAGTAGTTCTTCGGATTTCATTAGGCTTTCATGGACACGATTTATATACAATTCTTCACCGATGAATACATTTTCATCGTAGTGATTTTGAATCCCATTGATCTGAAACGCTACATCATCTTCGCTGTATGGTCGAAAGTGGTTACAATCCACACCGACGTTCAGCATATTTTTCTGGACTTTCCACAGCCCATGGATATGACCGGTGATAAAGAATCGGGACCGATCTACTCCCGGCTTCAAGAAGTTTGTTGGATAGTGATTCATAACGACCGGATAAAGATCACCGATATTATCATGGTTCATTACCGCTTCATCTACTGTATATAAAAATCCTGCACGTTTATATGCTGCGTTAGAATATGTATCGTAGTTTCCTTTGAGTAATACTTTCCTTCCGTTGAATCGTGGGGTCCAATCATATAACCAATCATCTAAATCAGGGAGACACCAATCGCCAAGCACAACAACTTCATCATTTGGCTGTACAACCGCATTCCATTTTTCCAACATGACCGTCGCACAATGTTCCGCATTTACAAAAGGTCTGCGAAAGATGTCCATCCGTTCGTCGCCCAAGTGCTGATCGCTTGTGAAGTATCTCATTACTTTACTTTGCTCCATTTTGTAATGGCTAAGTCGCCTTCAAGACCTGTCTTCGTATTGTTTTCGATGAACGCCATAATCTCTGCCATCCAATGACCGTTCATCACCATGTCATTGATGTCTTTCCCATTGAACCTGTCATCCCAAAAGACCGCCGCGATGTTTCTCGCGAGCATCTTACGGACAGACGAAACGATTGCCTTGTTCCTTGGTTCGTTGTCAAGGATCGCCACGATGTCATCCGTCTTGTTTCTCAAGATGTTCAACTGCTCAAGCGAAATATCAGAACGAGCAAGAGCGAGACAGTTAGGCACGAATAGAGAATCAATCGGACCTTCCACAAGATAGACAGTCTTTTCATAATCGATCCTCTCAAGCCCGTACAGGGGCATAGAATCGCTCCCTACGGGCATCGTGCAGTACCGGAGCCCATCGTCCCCTGTCAGTGCCCGAGCCTGTAAGCCGGTCACACAGCCCTCTGTGTCGAAGAATGGGATGATGAGCTTGTCGTATTCGTTTACCTTACCCTCACGCTCCGGAGCCACTTCCATAGTCAGGTCACGGAAGTTTTCTGTGTAGTACAGCAATCCCCGCATGTCTTCGGGAATCTGTCTGTTGTGTACATAGATGAATGCTTTGTGGTCGGACGGTAGATCGGTGATGCATGTACAGTGATCATAGAACCCGTCTTCGTTTACTTCCAGCTTCGGGGAAACAAACTTTTCCATCTTCTTAGGAATCTTGACATGGACATCGTGCTTCTTACTGTTTCCGGATAGAAGCTCGATGATGTATTCAGAGTACAGCCGTGGGTCCAACTCTTTCAGGAAGTTTCGGAATGACTTTCCTCTGTTGCAGTTGTGACAGAAGAAAGCATAGTTTCCCTTCTTGTTGAAGATGTAGCCGCGAGCCTTGGTTTTGTCTTTTTGTGAATCGCCACAGATAGGACAGCTAAACTCATAAAGATTCGCAGACTTCCGTTTGAAGTTGCGGAGTCGAGATGATAGTAGATTTATGTAGCGTTGATCTACGACGTATTGACCGACTGGATTCATCATGGCATTCATAAAGTATATTATACCATATAATCATGGCAAAGTCAAGGGCTATTATATAAGAATGTTGAAAAGTTTTATTTACGGCATATGATACTTGATGCCCATTTTCAGGGCTTTATAGATATCATCTTCGATTTTCTTGAAGGATTTTTCAGCAGACTTCGCCAAGGATTCCGGTTCAAGGAATTTAATTTCTCGCTTCACCTTACCGATTAGATCGTGCATTGTTCGGGCTAGTGACGAAAATTCACTTCGGGCTGGTTTCTTAGAAAAGAATCCAGCCTTCGATGCTTTCTTGATCAACTCTTTGTATTGAATGAACGCACCTTCCAGAGCATCAAGGTTTGCGGTGCTTCCCTTTACGGCTTCGCGAAGTGATGTGGTTTCATTCATGGCAATCTTTTCTGCTTCTTTGATAGTTTCTTCTGGCATCTGGTTCGGTGAGGCATACGGAACCTTGAGATAGGTCATCGCTCCGGTAGACTGGTCACGCACAATCACATGACGGTTCTTCAGAGCAAACTGTTTGATGATATTGTGTTCGGGGTTTTCGGGGTCGAGATACTTTTTGTATCGGTCGTAGCGACCTTTACAGTCTTTACACCCGGCAAAGGTTTCGGACGATACATCGAAGACTCGGTTGCCCGCGAATGTTCCGTCTGTGTCTACTGCGGATTCACGGATTGCCACTTGATATACCTTTTGCATGACTTCACGCTGTTTGTTGTCGTTCTTGTCTGGACGGGTGAGCATCAACATTGATACATCCTTCCGCATCTTCTTCAGCCGGTCTACAGAATATGTCTTCCGTAGCTGTTGAGCATATTTTTCAATCTGTTCAGGGGTCGCCTTGGTCATGTCGCCGGGAAGATCGATCTTCAGTGCTTCGTCCGTTCGTTTCAATACAGACGTAGAATCCTTCTGCTTCTTTTGGACTTTCTTGGGAACACCGGGATCGGGATTACCGTCCGTGTCTTTATCGCCAAGCGGTGTATTGCCTACAGCGTTGGTAGGGATTTCTTCAAGCAGGTCTTTGAAAGTCTTCATAGGACACAATCTCTCTTTGGTTGTCAAAGTATAGTTCGTAAAGGGAAACACCAAGGCACTGCCCGATGGAAGGGCATGCGTCGATGAGCGTAAAGTCTTCGCCCAATACATTATATTTCCCGCGTTGTGGAACCTTGAAGTCTCCGGTTTCGCAGCGGTCCATCAGATCGATGCCATGCTTTTCTGTCATGTATTCGACAAATGCTTCTTCCAGCATGTCCGGATTCTTCATGGTCTGAGATACGTTTTCTTTGATGAGCCACAGAGCCGCAGCATAGGACGCGACCGTAGACTTACCGCCGGGGACTTTGCCCAAAAGTCTTTTCAACTTCCAGACAAGTCTATCGAATAGGGTGTATGCGTTTCGTTCTTCTGTAGAGGAAAGGTCTTTCCTCTTTTTTAGAACAGTGCCTTCGTCATCGATAATGCCCAATTCATATGCCTTCATGCTTGTCCAGTCTCTTGTGAGAGTCCGGAGAAAACGATAGGTCATAAAAACGTCGATGGCAGTGTTGATTGCAGGCATGATTTATTCTTATAGGTTTCCCAATGTCGCTACTACCTTGTGATCTAAATCTACCGGTCCCAACTCATCCCAAAACTTTTGCCCATTATAGAAACTCAAGTAAATCAAAAACGTCTTCAGCGTCGAATAGTGTTTCGTATCAATCTTGTACAACAAGATTCGTGTAGCAGCTTCGATTCCAAAGACGTTGAAGAATATTATAATGTGGTTCAATATCAACTGATGATTGATTGTACTCTTTGTTGTTGAATGTCTACTCAGCCATCGTTTTATATACTTGACTCTGTTCAGGTCTTCGTAAAACTCATCGAGCCCTGTGCATGTCGGGTTATCGTAATGTTGTCCTGCGTACAGGGGAAGGGATTCTTCCGTCAACGGTAAAAATTCATTGTGTAATGTCATAGTAATATTATGTAGGGTTAATTTTTAGTCTTTGTCAGCAGGAGCGATAGCAAGCAAGCCTTGTTTGCTCTTAGGCACTTTCAGTTGTTTGATTGCTTCCGTTTTAGCCGCAAGTAAAGAAGCCGCATATATTTCTATACGGTTTTTGTTGTAAATCGCCACAAAACCGCGTTGACCTTTATCATTATATGCTTTTTCTTCACCGAGCCCTACTTCAGAATCCATCATTTCTTCCCGGTCATCACGTTTCAGACAGGCATTGACGGTCCAGCGTTGACGCGAACCGAGATACTTTCTAAACTTGAATTCGATGACAAGGTTGTGCCCGTCCGAAAGGTTTTTGCCTACATACGGATCGAACGTCCCACCGTGTTGTTCTACCCGCACATGCGTAACATATTCGGGCTGTGGTTCTGGTTCACCGACCTGCATGGGCTGTGTCGGATTAGCCTGTGATGAAGCAATCCGTTCAGCCTGATCTTCTGCCCGTCTTTCTTCGGCTGCGAGCGACGGAATTGACAATGAGAAAACATCCTTGGGAATTTTCACATTGGGGAAGTAGATGCCGACAGTGATCAACTTATTTCTAAGATGATTTACGGCTGTGTGAGGATTGACGTAATCTCGTTCGTTGATCGTAGAGATGTAGCTACTCAACAGGTCCAATGCTTCAGGATCACTTAGATCGTGAATCTGTACGGCATCAAGTGATCCCGCATCCAGCCCCGTATCCGGAGCCAGAGGCGAAATACCTGCGGTGTCTTCTGTCAATATATCCATGCAAAGGTCTTTTGCAGTTTTCATATGATGTAATCCTTCTTATGTACGTCTTGACGCACCGTATTTTTAGGCGTCGGGGAATGTTGAATCGTCTGTAGTTGAGTCATCAGATGCTTCAACCGGACCACCACCGGCTACGAGAGTTTCATAGTAGTATCTGCCGTCGCCTTTGTCGTGTCGCATCTGCCATCCTGTATGTGAAACATAATCAGCGGGAATGGTAGCGGTGCTGTCAACAGCAATTTCATCTTCGTCTACACCGAAGCAGCTATCTTTTACATTGCCGGGGTTGACCGTAGAATCGCCCAACCATTTAGGCTTTCCGCTACCGGCTGAATCGTCTGTGTTTGTCCATAGTACCATATCTATTTACTCCGTTGAGTGTGTTTTTGTTGAGTGTGTTCTGTGTGTAGTTTTAGTCTTCGTCTTTTTTGACGGGCTTTTCATCATCGTCTTCATCATCGTCATCTTCTTTCTTGTCGCCCTTTTTCTTTAGGAAGTCAGGCTTCTTATCATCGTCACCCTCATCAGAGGATTCCTTGATGTCATCGTCTTTTTCTTTCTTCTTATCATCGTCTTCATCATCGTCAGAATCATCAGAATCTTTCTTCTTCAAGAAGTCAGGCTTCTTATCTTCTTTGTCATCTTCTTCGGCTTCGCCCATCATCACACGCGAACACGCTGCCATCAACTGTGCTGTGATTTCAGCTTCGTCTACCGGCTCTTTCTTGGTGTCATCGTCAGAGTCTTTCTTGACAGGTTCTTTCTTGTCATCTTTCTTTTCATCTTTTTCTTTATCATCCTTTTCAGAAACTTTATCATCGGTAGAAGTATCCTTCTTATCCATGGAATCGTCAGCGTCATCATCCTTCTTTTTCAAGAAATCTGGCTTCTCACCTTCGTTCATTACAGACGAACATGCGTCAAGTAATTCTTGGGAGATGCCTGCTTCGGTGGCGAATTGATTTGTTTCGGCGTTTTGGTGTGTCATGGTGTTTATTTCCTTAGCTTCTATTCTATTTATACTTATATTTTATTCAGGTTTTCGGACGATCCGACAAGAACCCTTCCATCGAACAGCTTGATTTCAGGGGAAACGGTCCCCGCGAGCCTGTGTACAAACTTATTTTTTGCCAATGTCTCTGCTTTTTCTACAATATGCTCCCGTGTGATGTCGCTTTTGAAGATGTCCAGATAGGAATCTGAGATGACAACCTTCTTTTCGTAGGGGAAGTATACTATTGGAACAGCAGAAGTTAGCTTCATTTTTTCCAGAAGCTCTCGGTGAGTAATACCATCGAAATTTTCCAGCATCCAGACAGAACCGGTCCCTTCATATGACACATATCCTCTGATGCCATACAGCGTAGGATCGTGCCATCTACAGTTTTCGTTGATCATCGTCATACATTCTTTACGGGAGAAGTTTTCGTGAAGCACAGGAACATCGTTACACATATCTTCGTCTACCTTCCAAGTTTCATTAGGAATGTCGAGCGTTTCGGTCACAAATCTCTTGAATGTCAGGGATTCTTCTTTGATCCCCAATCCCTTCCGTACAGCATTATATATCTGTTTCTTTATCGGGGTAGATTTGCCCGCGATTCCCTTGGCAAATGCTTCGAAGTCACCCGCCACAGCCGCTTTTCGGATATTTGTTCCCGACACAGACGCTACATTAGCAGGGTCAAATGTCGTGGCGTCCATCCGTGGCTTGCCGACAGACACTACTTCGAACGAATCAAATGTATAGTTTCCCTTGTCGATCTGCTTTTGTACATTTGTTTTGAATTCTTCTGCCCTGTCAGAGCCTACAAGCATGACGACATTTTTGTATCCCTTGTCCATGATCTTCTCAATCGCGACAAACGGATTCTTTATGGAAGCGTCATCAGAGATGTTCAGCTTGGGGAACAGCTTCTTGAGAAAGCGAACCTTGTCTTTGAATGCGATAGGATTCTTTTTTCTGTCGTGAGATGAGAACGTAAACAACCAAGGATCGAATCCTTTTTTGGATGCGACCCAAGCTACTTCATCAGCCAACATCGCGTGACCTATCGTGGGTGGTTGAAACCGACCGACCGTGATTACTGCTCCGTTCTTCATTCGTCTTCTTTTTGTTTGAGTGTGGGCACTGCATTACCGATCCGTCGCGACGGTGGGGCAAACTTTTCAATCCAACGATATACTTTCGTGAGCATAGCCGACCGAGAATCTACTTTCTTTCCCGGTTCCTTGACCGTCACATACTTGAAGTCTTTCACGACAATCTGATCTTTGTTTTTGCCTGTCTTGATAGGCTTGCCGTTCTTGTCTGTATAGAGTACGGTGTTCTTTGCACCGCCTAGAACAACGTGTACGGAGCCGTTGAGCCCGGCTGGTATGCCGCCGCTGATGATGTGGTGCATCGTGTCTACAGCCCCTTCATGTGTCTTGGTGAGGATGTCAGCGGGCACTATCCTATCTCGCTCTTGGTTCTGCTTGATCGCCACAAAGTAATCCGTGAGTACCCATACGAGATGGATATTTTTTGAATCGTATCCACTCTTTTCAAGTATGGGGAGAGTCTTTGTCAAATCCCGCATCTCTTTTAGTGTGATGTCGAACATCATGTTTGGAAGCTCGTACCGGGACGGTGCAGCCTTGGTGAATAGGGCGTCCATGATCTTGTCTTGGATGCCGATCCCTTTGATGAACATGTGGAGCTTGAATACGTCGGAAGGGTTCTTCAGGTCCAAAGAGGCAAGCTCTTTGTATTGGTCTTTGACCTTTGCCATCTTCAGGAAAGAGGCTTTCCATGCATCGACATCGATGACCTTGAATTTGTTGCCTTCCATGAAGTTGTTGATGACAAACCCTTTACCGGAGCCCGTCCCACCAGCCACGAACACAACCTGCCCCGACCGCTTCCCCTTGTTGATGATGAGAAGACGTTCGTTGATTAGGAATTTGTTGAATGTGTCGATCATTTATATGTCCGTTTCGGTACGCTAAAGTTATTTCGCGAAAACGTTAGGCGGTCTATCAGCTTTACGGCGTTGTCGTTGATGTCTATCGCCACGAATCCTTCGGGTCCGACCACTTCATATCCGTCAGGTTTCTTGATGAATGACTTGATCGCATCGAGCCGTTCCAGCTTGCGAAGAATGAGAATCTTTAGCTCATTCGTTGTCGCTGTATACTTCATTACCGTGTTGAGCCCGGTACTGTTGTCTCTCATGTACTGAAGCGTGTCTGTTCGCTTTGTTTCCTGTGTGTTCTTCCCCTTGTCGGACTTCCGCTTGTCCCGTTCTTTACTGATCCTGTCGGATATGAACGTGAAGAATCCTGCTGTGTAACTACCTATATTTATACCACCTTTTATGAAGTCGCCAGCCTTGACTTTGCTGTTGTGGTATATCTGCATGAACGAAGATATTTTGTTTTTGTCGGCTGCGATGTCTTTCAGCAACGAGCCGGGGATGCTGTTCTTCTGTTTCTCCATCGCCCCGAGCAACCCGTATGCGGTCTTCTGTTCAGCCTTGGAAAGCATGATGCTGTTCGTCTTCTTCACATATGCGTCGGTAAACCAAACGGATTTAGTGTCTTTGAGTCCGGAGATGTTGATCCGGAAAGAGGCTTTGGAGGATTGAATGGTTTTTCCGGAATAGCCGGTGTGGAAGACGATCCCAATCTTTGCTTTCGAAATCTTTCTTCCCAATCCTGAAGACGTTGGGACAGCGTATGTAATTGTGTTTGGGGCAAAAGCATAGTATTCTTCTCCGTTGATAGTCTTTTTTACTATCGTTTCTGGAATGAACATGACATCGCCTTGTAGAATCCCTTTGATCCCTAGCTTTGGGAATTCCGATAGTGCGATATGTAATACATCTCCGAGCGTGTTGGGGTGGTTGCGGTTGATATCATCGTGAGTGTAGTTGACTATTGGAGTTACTTTGTTGAACACACTCTTTGATCCAACAAAAAACTTTCCGCTTTCGGGGTCCGTCCCGGCAAAGATGGACACCCGCCCATCGTACTTCATTGTAACGTCCGTATTGGATGAAGATTCTGTAGACGAAAGTGTGTCTACCAGACCCTTCATAAATCGGAACGTATCATCCACACCCTTTTTTCCATGGGCGAGTACCAGTTCTTCCACATGATCCATGTGGGTATTCTTTGATGCCTCATTCAATTGTACATAATGTTTGAAACTATACATTTATTTTGTTCCAACGACAATCGTGGTTTTTCCGGACGATGCGGTTTCTTTCTTCAGATTTACTCTTACCTTACATGCAGGCAGAACATATTGGCGGTTTTTGTTTGTTGCTGTTGTGATATTCTCAAGTGTTGACCAGTTACGACCATCGTTCAACGAATATTGAATCCGTAGATTGTTGATGTCAATTTCATGTTGGGTCTGGACATTCAGTGTCCTGCCCTTGAAGTTGAATGTCTGACCACCACCCGTAGAGATAGAGTCAAAGGAAATTGTATTGTTTCTGACTTGAGTTTCACCAGAATCATCAATCCGTGGGTCTACATAACTTCGATTTATCCATGAACCGTGACGTAGAACAGATGTCCCGGCTTGGTTTACTCCAACCGCTTGCTGAACAGAGTCCCATGTCTTCCCATCATCAAGAGTTTCCATATAGTTTCCACGACCGCGAGCCGAGTTGATGCAATCAAAGTAGAACCGCCACGCCCCCGGTTTTCCGAGAGACATACGATACGGACCTTCGCAGTTTGCGGAGTCAGCCGCATTGGTTGTTGGATGTGCCCCGACATTCCCGGCAGAGTCTTCCCATCCGTGATGATACCCGGCGACAGAATCCCACGGACCTATAGCAGAATCCGCAATAAGTTTTCTGCTGCTCCATGAAATTCTTGATCCTGCCGGGGCTCCAGACCTTGCGGTATATATCATGTGATACTTACCACTTTCTTTCCACACCATAGCGTCTACATGGTCGCTCGGAACAGCACCCGCCGAAAACAATACAGAATCCGGTGTTGTCCATTCAGACAAATCAGCATTCGTAGGTTGTGTATGATAAAGAAAGAAATCTGCTTGGTTGTCGAATGATAATCCTACGAACACATGAATAGAATCATTGTCATCTATAAACATTTCAGGGGCAAATGCTCTTTCTAATCCAGTGCCGTATCCCGCTTTCGGTGTAGCACCGCCGCACTCAACATTGACATGGTGATCCCAATGGTATGCATCTTTGGAGCGTAAAAGACCAAAAGATTCTAAGCCATTGATAGACCAGTGTTGTTGTGTGTATGCGAGATACCATATCGAATCGGCGGGATTGAAGATTGGTGACGGGTCACGGACAACGGTTTCGTGTTGTGCCCGGCACGATGAAAGATATGAATCCCATATCCGACCATCGTTTGATCGACCCTGATACATAGACTGGTCTGTACTAAGTGGGTCTGACGGTCCACCCGCATCACCTTCCCATGTAAAGTTGATACACGGAGAGTCAAGGAAACCAGCCCCGCCGAACCATCGTTGTAGATAGGTGTTTGTTGCCTGTAACTCCGCGTCGGATAGTCTTCGATTGTATGTAATGACTTCATAGACATAGATGTGCTGTGCCCGATCTACAAGACCTCCATTATAAAACCCCGCACCAATAGCAATACCCTTTGCAGGAATCATTGTGCTACCGGCAGTATCAGTATCGGACCATTTACAAAATCCTTGGAATCCCCAATCCAAAATAGAATCATCGTGCCGAGCCTGAACAATAAACGGACGTTCCCTTGCCGGTATATCGGCGTGTGGAATATCGGCAATAAGTCGCCGGGTCGCTGCCGAGCCTGCTCTGTTGTCAAGTTTTACAACGAAGTACGATGGTGGATTTCCACCGGAAAAACGTCTGCTGTGTAGATACCAAACGTCGTTTCCGCCACCGGGAGCATCAGCCGCACGACCGCCCGCCCAAGTTTCAATTTTGCTGGTGTCTACACTATCCTGACGCATCAACATGATAATAGTTTTTACAGAATCAGTAAACCCTATAGGGATAGTTAGGTTATCGTTTTCGAAAAGGATGCCCGGCATTCCATTCAGATTGGCGGTTTCGAATACAGGACGCTGACCTTCGGCGGCGGCATCGACAGCAGAGGACATAGCGACGTTCCATGCCTGAGCAACATGCCCGTTGCCTGATTGGTCGATCCATTTAGCCACATTCGTTCCGTTGGTACATGAGTCATCCGAAGCATCGAGTGTGCCTGCGTCTGCTCGTAACCAAAGTGTCGCTCCCGCAACTGGTAATTCTAATGCCATTTTCTTCTTTCCTTATACCGGGTCACATACAACAATAACAGTTCCACTACCGGTATCAATACCAGAAGTAAGATATTGGATTTTACATGCTGTCATCACGACAGAAGTAGCCCCATCAACATTAGAAAATAATGCTGTAGCGGTTCCATCTGTTACCGTGTCCCATGATACCCCGTTGTCCAGAGAGTATTGAAAGGTTACGGTTGTGTATGTTCCTGCGATTTTCTGAACAGCAAATGCGATTGTCCCGCCTTTGTGGTCGCCCACTTCGACGGTTGAATCTGCACTACTGATGAATGTTCGTTTATGATATCTGATTGCCATTTTTGTGTTTCCTTTTATGAAACGGGGTCTAATACTATAGTGGCTGTTCCTACATCCATAGCAACATCAAATCTAAGTATAATCCCGGCTGGTAAAATCCATTCGTATTTCGCACCACCGTC